TATGTATATTAATAACACCATAGAAACACACAATGCCAATCAGTAAATACAAAAAGAACAAGATACTAGCAAAGATTACAGACGGACATAGCCTGTACCAAGCATGCAAAGACGAGAAGGTAAGCAGAGCCACTTTTTATCGCCATATGGCCAAAGATGAAGAGTTGAATGATACTGTGCGTACTGCACAGAAACAGGCTGCTGAGAAAGCCTTAGAGGAGTTAGAAGGCATGTTCTTAGATACTTTGCATAAAAGAAAGATATACGATCCTAATTTATTAAGGGATTATGCGACACATGTAAGATGGAAGGTGCAGAAAGTATTGCCAGAGAAGTTTGGTGAAGGCAAATCAAGGACTGGTGTTGAGATTAGTGATGGAACATTAAGAGTAGTATGGGAAACAGATGGCACAAATAAAGATTCCGTATAAGCCGAGAGTGTTACAGGCAGAGATGCACAGAGATTTAAAGCGTTGGAATGTGCTTGTGATGCACAGAAGGTTTGGTAAAACTGTCTTTGCAGTCAATCACATGATAAAGCATGCGTTAACTTGTCCTTTACCAAGACCAAGAGTTGCTTTGGTTGCACCTACTTTTAGTCAGGCCAAAAGGATTAGTTGGGATTACGTAAAATATTATGCAGGTGTGATACCAGGAGTTAGTTTTAACGAGACAGAACTAAGGGCAGACTTCCCTAATGGTGGTAGGATTATGTTGTTATCAGGTGAAAATCCAGATGCGCTTCGAGGTATTTACTTGGATTTGTGTGTGTTTGACGAGTATGGGATGCAGAATCCAAGAGTATGGGGGGAGGTTGTAAGACCTGCACTATCGGATAGAGAGGGTGCTGCCATATTTTTAGGTACGCCAAATGGTCATAACCATTTTTATGAAATATTGACGCAAGCCAAGCATGAGACTGAAGAAGGATCTGATTATTGGTATTGGAAGATTGCGAAGGCTAGTGAAACACTGCTTGTCAAAGATACAGAGTTAGATGCTGCAAAGTCTCAGATGACACTTGAGCAGTATGAACAAGAGTATGAATGTTCGTTTACTGCTGCGATTATCGGTGCGTACTATGGAAGATTGCTTGTCGAAGCTGAAGATGCTGGGAGGATTACAAGAGTTCCGTACGATCCTGCGTTGCCAGTTCATACAGCTTGGGATTTAGGTATTAACGATTCAACTGCGATTTGGTTTGCGCAGGTTTACAGAGGAGGCGCTGTTAATGTTATCGATTATTATGAGAATACTGGCTTTGGACTTGACCATTATGCAGAGGTACTTCGCCAAAAAGATTATCATTATGGAGATCACCTTGCTCCACATGATATTGAGATTAGAGAGTTGGGGTCAGGCAAATCCAGGC